ATTTGCTTTTTATCTTTATCGATCGATTTTCTTAGAGATTTATTAAATTTCTTATCTTTAGTTCTCGCAAAGTCACTTTGCAAACCAGAGTAATTACCATATGCTTTTTGCCTGGCCTTTATAACTCCCCACTTCATTCCTTTAACGCCGGAATGATATAGAGAATCATAAATATGTTCATAATCAGTATACAATATACTCACCTACTCTTAATTGGAAGTTTGTTAATTTCTTCCATAATTTTCTGAGCAGATCCATTCCCACCGAGCTTCTTGTATGGCTTAAATAAATATGTTTCCATATTTTCGTACTCTTCTTTGGTAATGTATCCACGATCAATATATCGCATGCCCTTAGTCACAATACGATCGTGAGCAAGTCCGACTAGCATTTCTGCTTGAGCTGCTGCCATTTTTTCTTTCTCTTCGGAGTGACTATTACGGTTATTAAACCATGTCCAAAATCCAGAAGACGCCATAACGGCGCAAACTACAGTCACCGCCATATCAATTAGATGCTGTTGCTCCATCAAATATCACCGTCTTATCCAATTAGGAAATATGGTCGAATACCTTTTTCGGAATCAGCATAACCCCAGTTAGCTAATAGATTATTCGTAACGACAGCAAAGCCAGTAGTGCTTACTGGATCTCGAAGCCACCATTCTTTATTGTCGTCGCCAACCAACATGGCGGGACCGTTCATTCGGAAAGCAGCGAATTGTCCGTTATAAACGATGGGATACTGCCCATTAGTGGTAAGAGGACTAAAGAAATGGTCGCCATAAATATAGCAAGTTGATGCAAGAGAGATAGTTGTGTTTTCGGATCGGCAATTAAATGCTCCAGATACTGAAGATCCATCTCGCTCATAAGTGCCACCTTCTTTATGCTCAATTACATGACCAGAAAATGCATTATTGATAGTGTTCCTAGCAGTGCTAAGCGATGACTTATACAGCTTGCTGTTGAAATATCCATTCCAGTTAGAACGAGAGTCCTCATAAGAAGACGAATATAGAGACGTAGTTGGCATAATTACTGCATGATGCCTCATGAATGTCTGATCTCCACCTTTGTAGAAATAGTCGAGATCGACAACCTGCCACTTAATACCACCAATAACCCAATAGTCTCCAACATAAATATCATTAAATTTTCCAGAGCTAATCGCCTGATATTGCTGAGCACTAACTGAAGTGCCAAGATTATTGTTACGCCAAATATTACGATGCATAACCGGGTTATTCTCAAATAAAGAATACTTCAGCTGATCGATAGAAACTGTCTTTGTTCCAGACGAACCATCAATCAAAAGAACATCAGTATCTGAAACTTTAGTTGTTCGTGCATACTCTGTAATTTTCATTAAATATGCTCCTATTCTCCATTGTATTTTCTTTGACCAGTAATTGGCGCACCATTGCTATCCATCACCGGTCTGCCAGCAGAGTCCTCAATCGATACTACAGAATATCCACCAGAAGCCATCAAATCGATTTTCTTAGTCAATTCTGTAATCTGGTTTTGAAGATTTGTTGCAGCATTAGAATTGAGATTGACTTGCATTGTGCGGAACCAAGCCTCAAACTGGCTTTTATTTGTCGCTAAATTCGAAGAATATTCGTCCTTAGCATGGCTCATCCAGTCATTCCACTCAGAAGACCAAGCCTCAACAAAACGTTCGATCGTTATTGTAGTCAATGGTCCAGTTACAAAAGGACAATCCTTAGTTCCAACCTTATAGTCAATATCGGAAATTGCAATCGATGTTGCAGCCTTTCGCACAGTAATATAAGCAATTGGATATTGTCTACTTGATCCAGCTCCAATTGTTGGCTTTACTGGGGTTTCTGCTGGTTCACCTTGAACTACAGTAATTGAGTTTACCCTAGAACCAGAGTTAACGTCAAATACGACTGCATCAATTCTGTCATAAATTGGATGAGCAGAGTTAAGTAAGACCTGAAAATCGGAATCGTTCTTAATCCAGGTATGATTGAACCATGCCCTACCAGTGCCAACAGATACGCTTGTACCGGTCGATGGCTTGACTAAAAATGCAGATCCAATAGACTGATATACACCATCGCAAATGACACCATCAAAAATCTCGCCAAACTGGACAGCGTCGTATTTTCTGTCTCCATTTTGCGAGTTATAAAAACCATAGGTTATAGCCACTACTTTACCTCCTTATTTATTACTTCAAATGTTGGGTAACATTTAATAGCGGAGTCAGTATACGAATAAATATACTCAGTAATCATGGCTGTAAACATCCGCCTATATTTGTCTTCTACTTGAACAATATCACCAATATTATAGTCTTGCTTATACTTGAATTGCGAACGTGTAGATTCAAGCTCTCCATCAAAAATGGTTGTGACTTGATGTTTTGCTAATTCTCTATCGCCTCTAGTATTAAGTGTAGAATAATATTCGCTACTGCTCAAAGTTCGTTCTGTTTTTGAACCAGGATCCCTTATTTTCGTTCTTAGATCGCGAGCATCTACAAATAACTCTCGTCTATCTAATCCCGTATCTCCAGTCCAATCGTTAGACTTGTACCAACGGTCGTTTCCTTCTCCTTCACCGCCAACCAAAGCTACAGTTTTATAATCTTGATTGGATTCGTACGAATTAGCATTCAATAAATTCTCAAATGCTGGAGAAAATATAACGACTGGATTCTTAGTTTGGTTATATGATCTATCTTCATTGGTTAGGAGTTTAAAAATGAAATTACCATCAGTTGGCATTGTCAATTTAAAACCGATTCCATATTTACTGCACAAATTTGTAGTTAACTCATAAATATTGTCGCCAGTAAATTGCGTTTCGATTTTCATAGACTTTAATTTTTCATCATAATTCCAAGCCGTAGATAGACCTTTAATATTTCTAGCACTTGCAGATGACTTGATGCAATTTGACGTGATTGTATCAATTATACAGTCTTGCACTGTCTTGTTATGATACTCTAGACCCCATGCAATTCGCCTGTCCAAAATACTTTCTAATGATCGTCCGGAAATCTTTACCGTATCTTCACCATCAGCCTCAGATTTGACATAAATAGATTCAATTATCATAGTATGTTCAGATTCTGGATTTACGACATACCAGTTCTGCTTCAGATAATCAAATAAATTAGGATCGTATGGGAGAATAATTTCGAAATCACCACATTTATTAAAGCGATCAGTCCAAATAAATGAAATATAATCATCTAACATGCGAACCGTTTCGAACTCTCGATTCAAAATATATGGCGTTATCATAACTATACTCCAAATAATAGATTAGTCGTCCTAATTTCAAATCTTACCTGTTGGTTTGGATCATCCGTAATAGCGTAAGCGAATTTATTATGCCCTTGAGATAGCTGAAGCCAATCCGAAGACCTATCCAAGCAATTAAGAACATTATATGTCTTTCCTGCTCTTGACAGAAGTACATATTTATAGCCCTTAATCGTGGAAATAGACAACTCATCAGATGAAGAAAATGTCTTGCCAGTTACCTTCTGAATAACGCCAAGATCGATCGTCATATTCTCGCCAGTATCGACATTAGAAATACGAATCTTCTTGTTAAGGTCACCAAATGGAGAAAATGACATGACAAATCCGGTTTCAACTTCGCCGGTATAATAAATATCATGTACGAAGTTTCCTCGAATAATACCAAACTCCAAAAGAGCTGTCGTTAGAGATTCATTAGAAAATGGGAATTCAAAATTTGGCGAAATAGCATAAAATGAATATAGCTTTTCGACACCATTTTGAATGTCTGTAAAATATGAATCAGGGCACACAATTGAGATTTGAATATGCTGAGTTTCCTCAAAAATCTCAGGCTCAACTCGTTCGATATATCCGTACGTAGCAGCGTGTCTTGTTCCAGTCTTGACTTCGATGGTTACTTTCTCTTTAAGAGGAAAATATTTATACAATTCCAGTCGCTGAGCTTCAACATCGTTTCCATGAAGTGCAAATTCAATAACAATGTTGCGTGTTTTTGCTCTAGCGGAATTGTATACGCCACCATCAAAGGTTACAACGTTACTAACTGAAACGTCAGCCTCGACCGGGCCGAGCCCGGAAATCTTAGTAATAAGAAAACCGGACTCAATGCCCCTATCGAGAATAAATTCTTTTGAATCTTTCTTTTTGTTAGTAACTTTAATACTTTTAATCATTAATTTTACTACCCCCTATGACGAGCAATTGACATAGCATTCTTTGTATTTCGATATACATCGCTAGGGTCAAGTGCCTTAGGCGATAGATTCGTTTGATTAATATTAATTGAAGTGTCAGCTTCCATAAGTGCTGTAGTGTACTTGTCCATGTCAGACCTAAGGTTATTAATTGAATTAACAATCATAGATCCGTCCTTAGACATAGCATTTACTTCAGCGTTAAGTCGCATAGACGTACCAAGACGAAGACTACCGAATAATCCATCCATCTTACCAGTAATGACTGGAGAAATATTAGGCTTATATGACTTACCATTAAGTGCGCTAAGGTTGCTTTCCATAGAGGATACAGCATCGGATGCAACATCAGATGACGCAGCGATAACTTTATCCTTAAATGCAAGCATACCATTTGCAAGACCAAGCGAGACATACATACCTTGTTCGTGCATTACCCTTGATGGGGATTTAATTTGTAATCTAGCCTTAGAGGCTTCCATTGCCGCCTTTGCAATAGCATCCGCAGCATTCACGACTTTATTCTGGTTAGCTCGAATACCGTTTGCCAGACCATCAGCAAGATACCAACCAGCATCATAGATTTCTTGACCGTGACTATTAAGTTCGCTTACAATGGAGCTCATAATACCAGAAACTGCTTCGGTTGCAGCTGTGTTATTAGAAGCAATTCCGCTAGCAAGCTGTCCAATAATCTCAGATCCAGTGTTGTATACAGATTCGTAAACTTTACTAGATTCGCTAGATACTGTGCTAGATGCTTCGGTCATAGCAGAAGACATAGCAGCACTAATATCGCCGTTCTTAGCAGCGACACCGGCAGAAATGCCATCGGCTATCGCACTACCAATTCCGTTTCCGGCTTCGGTAAACGATCCACTCCCATTTTGAATGCTTTCTGTAACCTGCTGAATCATCGAGTCCATAGCGGCACTAATCTCGCTAGACTTCTCTGTAATAGCTGTAGTCATAGCTGTTAGCTGCTCGCTGAACGCCGTAGAAATAGCGGTCATTTTCTCTGGATCTTCAGCAAGGCCATTTACAAGATCGGAAATCGAAGATGCAACAGATGCGCCGTCAACTCCGCTCATAGTAGACAATGCCCAAGCAAATTCGCCAGTAGCAGAACTCAATTGTTTAATATTATCCGCCGTAGCTCCGCCAAGTTCATCGAACTGAGCTAAGCCGTTAGCAATTAATGTAAGCTGATATTGAATATTGTCGGGAACCTGAAGACCGGACCAAGACCTAATTCCAGCTGCCAAATCTGTAAGTGTAGGACCAAGAGAACTGAGTGTATCAGCACCCCAACCCTTATTCCAGAATTCACCAACACCTTCGGCAAGCCTTCTAAGATCGCTCTCAATATCCTTTGGAACGACAACGGTTCTGAATTGTTTGACACCTTCACCCAAAACTGTCAGTGCATTACCAGTTGCCTCAGCAGCACCAGTCGAGAAGAAATCAGTCAATGCAAAGTTGCGGATACCGTCGGCAATCTTAGCCATACCAGTTGAAATATTGTCTAGTGCATCCTTGTTTAGATCCAGTGCTGTCCACTTCTTAATAGCATCAGGAAGCTCACTTAATGGTCCTGTAATATTCTCAACAGACATTGAGCTAAATATATCAAGAAGACCAAACGAATTAAGTCCCTCTGCCAGTACAGAAAGTCCGACACCCAATGTATCTGGGATTTCAACACCGTTCCACTTAGCAATAGACCCCGCAAGGGTACCAATGCTGTCAGCAGAAATGGCAACAGATGCGGCACCAAGCATATCGAAGTTTAATCCATCTAAACCACGACCAAGCGCACTCAAAGAAGCCTCAAGACTTGGATTCAATTCTACATCTGACCACTTAGCAACACTATCGGCCAGTGAACCAATATTTTCATGAACCTTATTTACTACATCTGCTCCCCAGTCATCAAAAGACAAATATGATAGACCATTGCCAAGAGCTTTGAGTCCATCTTCAAGAGAGCTATTAATCTTAACTTTACTCCATTTTGACACTCCGTCAGCAAGGTCGCCAATCACTGGAGCAATCTTTGCTAAGGCGTCAGCGCCAAAACCGCTAAGCGTATTTAGCAGTGATCCAACAGCAATAGCTTCTAGAGACTTTCTAATATTCTCAGCGCCTTGCTCACCACGCTTACCGACATCTGCAAAATCAGCTAAGGCTCTGCTAATTCCGACCAATGGACCAGAAATAACAGCCAAAGCAGCTCCACTAATACCAAGCATAGGTGCCACTAGAGCCAAAGGTACGGAAATTGCAGCCAAAGATCCAACTGCAACAAGCATATTAGAGATGCCAGTTAACATATCGTCTGGAGAAATACTACTGATCTCTTTAAATGCCGCAGACATTGGGATAAGTGTGCCACTAAGAATGGTTAGTGTAATGGCGCCAAACATTGGTAAAGGAGCCAGTAATCCGATAAATGAAGAAATGCCAGCAAGAACACCAATCGTAGAAATTATTGTCTTTATGCCCTTATCCAAGTCTTTATCAGCGATCTTTGATAATGTTTGGAATGCGATGGAAATAGGAATAAGGCTTAAAGAAATAAAGCTAAGCGCAATAGAGCCAAGTAAGCCAGCACCCATTGGTAGCATACCAAGGAATGTAGTAATTCCAGCAAGCACTACAAGACTTGTACTTAATGCTCTAAGTGCGTTCTCGACACCATCAGAAGAAATGCTAGACAATGTTGTAAATGCTTGAGCCAATGGAATAAGAGCATTTGTTGTGATTGTCAGAGCAATGCCGGCAAGGATTGCTCCGCCAGGATTCAAATATCCCATTGCAGTTACAATGCCACCAAGAATAACCATTGCTCCAGCAAGAACTCCAAGTGCTGGTAAAGCAGAATCAATATTGATTTCAGATACTTTCTTAATTGCCTCAGCAATAATGAAAAGATCAAGTGACAATGCCGTAATAGCGATTACTGCACCCATGTTTTCAAGGAAACCAGAGTCGAGCTCAGTCATAGCTTTTATGACTAGAACCATCTCAGTAAGCGCAATTGCTAGCATTTTTAGACCATTTGCACCTGCTTGCCAATCTATCTGCGACAACTTAACGATAGCATTTGCAATAACATCAGACGTGAATGCAAGAATAAGCATCGATAGTGAATTGAATACCGATACTTTTGCAGTTGGCATAGCCCTAAGAGCCAATACTAATACACCCATTGCTCCAGCAATACCAAGAATTCCTTGTACTAGTTTTGCTGGTTCCATTTCACTAAAGGAAATGACACTATTTTGAAGTACCTTAACAGCCGCAGCCATAGCGAGCAAAGCAACCGATGTACCAACACTGATCTTAGTCTCATCAATGATTCGCATTGCAATACCAAGAGCTGTTAGCATTGCGGTTACGCCAATTACACCCTTTGTTAAGTCTTTTGGATCAAGGGCGCTAAATGTCTTTACAGTTTTGGAAATAATGTTCATAGCATGGCTCATAGCAATAAGAGCAAGAGATACCTTAGCGGCATCCAGACCCTTAACTTCAGCCAAGCCCTTCATTACTTTAACCATAACACCCATAAGGATGGCTAAAGTCGTAGCACTGCCCATCATCTTTGATTGATCAAGATCAGATAGGCGTTTAATAGCTTTACTAATCGTGTTAACCGAATGTGTAAACGCTATTACAACCATAGATACTGACAAGCTATTGCCAAGAGTAAATTCATGAGCGAATTTAGACATCACGGACATAACTTTACCAAGAACTGCTAGGATAGCAGTGACAGTAGCAAAGCTTCCCATCAGTTTGTCTTGATCAATCTTAGCAAGCATGTCAATTGCTTTAGCAATCATCAATACAGATGTAGAAATGATAATAAGCTGACTAATCTTGATCGTACTAGTCATGTTCTTGACAGACTCAGTCAGACCATTCAACAAATTAGAAATATTACCAATAATATCTCCAGGGCCACCGCCGGATCCAGAGTCTCCACCTTTACCCTTGCCGCCAGTGCCAACAAATGGCAAATTATCGAAGAACTCTTTAATTGTCTTGGCCACTCCAATAAGAGATTTAGCCATAACAACGAGACCAGCTGTGGAAATGCCAGACATTACTTCATCTAGTGAAATATGGTCTTTGATCCAGTCTTTAAGATCACCAAGTAGTCCAAATATGTTCATAATTGTGCCACGGAAATTAGTAATAAGTCCGGGCAACGCTTTTATAACAGTTACGAATACAGCTGTGATTGCGTCGAGAATGGATTCAGGTTTAAATCCAGCAGCATCTTCAATTTTATCTCTAATCTTACCAAAGAGGTCTTTAATACCATTAACAAGACTGTCAATTCCCTCTTTAATAGAATTCTTCCAGTCTTTAATCTTCTCAGCAATAACATCAAACGTTAAAGTAGAATATTTGGAATTTAAATCTGTAAAGAAGTCTCCTATTTTGGCTAAAAGCTCAAGAGGAGCTCCAAGATCGATATGGAACAAAGCAGCAAATGCTTTTGCTACACCGACAATAGTCTTTCGTCCCATATCAAGAATTGAGAATAGACCCTTAGCAATTCTTCCGATTCGACTGAGAGTTTCTTCTGTCGGTTTAAGATGTTCGCTTAGTTCGCGGAACCTTACAGATAGATTGTATAATGTTTCTGCGGTAATTGGTGGGAATACGTCGACCCATGCTTGATGAACAGCCTTTGCAATAGATACAAAATTATCAAAGAAGTTTGAAATGCCGTTAATTACCTCAGTCCTGCCACCCATCTCTTTCCAGGTTTTGGCAAGCTCAAGACGAGCTTTTGAGGAAGCATCAATAAATGGGTTAATCTTTTCATAGACACCAGTCCAAAGCTCTTTTGCTTCAGATAGGTCACCAATTACAGTTCGCCAAATATCAGCCCAGCCAGTACCCAAGGATTCCTTAAGTGTATCGACAAGCTGAGTGAACGATTTAATCTTGGTAGCGGATTCATAAGCCATCTTTGCCATGTTAGCAAATTGCTTAGCCTGAGCTTCGGTGTATCCACTATCAATAATTTTCTTCATCAGGTTCTGATAGGCTTCTTCGCTATCAACAACCTCACCAAGAATGTTGGACGCCTCCAAGAAAACATCTTTGGTAAGCCATTGTTTTTCAAGAGAGTCCCTAAAGCTTCCTTTGCTCTTGATTGCGTTCGACGCAGCGTTATTGTTTCGCTTATCTGCAATCTGAACAAGCATGTCTTTAAACTGTGCATTAGACATGTTAGCATTATCCATTGACATCCAGTCAATCTGACGAAAGAAGCCAGTAGACAATGCCTGAGAAACCTGATACAGACCTCTTGCTGACTGTTCGGCAGTAGCGCCCGTCATAGCAGACAAGTTTGAAAGACCCTGAATTGCTTTGGTTGCTTCCTTAAGGTCGACACCGGCAGCGGTAAACGTACCAATGTTCCTTGTCATCTCGCCGAATTTATAAATCGTCTTATCGGCGTAAGTATTCAACTCATCCAAAGACGCATTTACATCATCGAGAGAATATCCTTTAGGTGAAACATTCGCATAGATTGTCTGAAGAGACTGCAACTGGAGTTCGTATTCTCTAAGACCATCAATCAGTGGCGTCATAGTGAAAGACGATACTAATTGCTGACCAGCAAACACCGCTCGGCTTGCAATGCTAGACAAAATATTAAGAGCAACCATTCCGGTTACACTAAAACGATTCTTGATCGAGTCTAAAGCACTATTCAAACCATCGAGGTTAATGTTCTTAAGAGCTGATGTTACTTTTTCGATGGATTTACTAGAATCTTCCATCTTAAGCGACTGTTTAAGATTCTGAAGAGATAAGGTTGTTTGCCTAACCCCTCGCTCAAATTGTTGGTTGTCAAATTGTACACGTACAACTTTATTATCGACAGTTTCGGCCATTAAGCATTAACCTCCATCCATAAATCTCTAGATAATTGATCAAATATCGGTTTCATAGCAGGGTTAACATAATCAATGCCATGTACATAACCGCCAGTTCCAGTGCCATGTCCGTACTGAATAAGAATCGCTATGTTTTCACCTTTATTAGTATTTGTGTTATACCAATCTATTTGTAAATTTCCTTTACTTCTTGTTACTTTGTAGTTCCAGCTACTTGCAGTTTTGCCAGAACGAGAGGGGGTTGCAGCAGATAAGGCTTCTACTCCAATCTGACCGTACTTATTAAGAATTGCTTCTATGTTTGCTCTTTTAGAAAAAGATAAAAGCTTTTCTAGATTCTTAAAATCTCCAGATTCTTTAAAGCTTATCATGCTTCACCCCCATTTTGAATTAATCGATACTCTTGATTCCTATGACGGTTCCGTTCTCATCGATGTTGACCGAGAGAACATGATTCTTAATCATTCTACCGTCATGATCAAACGCAGAAAGCTTCTTGGTATCAGGATTGATGTAAAGTGTGTCAGTTACCATTGAACCAGACTCACTGAACAAATATGTATCGCCTTCTACCTCTCGAAGTCCTGTCTGCATTGCGCCAGAGTCGTCAAATAGGTATTGCTTTCCATCAATTGTCTGGTGACCAGTGACCATATGACCATCACCGTCAAGCCAATACCAAGTATTATCCTTGAAATACCACTGGCTAGTTTGAATGATGCCCCATTTGTCATCAGTAACGTACCAATGACCGTCGTACTTGACCCATCCAAACTGCAATTCGCCAGTTGGAGCAAAGAAATACTTAGCACCATTGATGGTTTGCATTCCGCTTACCATCTTACCGATTGTGTCATCAGACTCAGAAAGATAATAGCACTTTCCATTAATCCAATGCCAACCAGTCTCCATGTATCCTTGGCCGTTGAACCAATACCAAGCATCAGTGACCCACATCCACTCGTTTGCAGGATATGAACCATCACTACGCTGATACCACCAGCCGTTTGGACTGTGTACCCACTTTGGCTCTCCAACGTAAGTAGATGTAATCTGATTCTTTAGAGCAGCCCAAGCAGAATCATCGACATAATTCGCTGGACAATGCTTACCAGTTACATCGTAGTGACGAATAACTCGATCGGCAGTAATTCCATATCGATACATCAGATCAGTTACAATTGCTCGAAGTGATGCAATCTGAGCAGCTGTAAATGGTTCGGATCCATCAGAAACACACTCGATAGAAATAGATCTCTGATTACGATCGTAGTTACCAACAGCCCAAGCAGTATCACTTTCGGATACACTCTGAGAAATTGTACCGTCTTTATCTACAAAATAGTGTGCGGATGCATTACGGTTTGGACCAGAAAAATAAACAAGATTGTTATGGCCAGAAGCATTAGTGCCGGTGTAGTGAACGGCAATATAGCTTACGCTTTTTCCACCTCGACCCCAATCCATGTTAGAGCCATGGCATTGGATAAATTCTGAAACTGTAAAACCCATTACTTATCTCCTAAATCTTTAGGACCGTCTTCCTCGGGTTTGTAATCGTCTGGAGCGCCCTCGTGATTATCTTCAATATTACTAATAGCAATATCAAACTTAGTTGTATTATCCATTAGTGTGCATCTCCCTTCGACGCCTTTCGTTTAATTCTCGATTTTGTCGCATTATTTCGTCTGGTGACATTTCTTTCTTAGTGTTGTCTTCTTCCATACAAACTCTAATTAATGTCATAAGCCGATTAAAATGCCACTTTTCGCACTCAAAAGGAATACTTGCTTTAGCCATCCAATAATATACCAACTCCGATGTAACAAACTTTGTTTGTCCAGATGTGGATCCAGATGAAAATGTTGTAGCTGTCATTGGATCATCAATATAATTATTTATGGCTTCAAGATCTTCTTTAGTTATTCCTTCTAGGTCTGCTGGAGTAATCCTTTTACCAACAGACATACAAATGATGTAATCTAATATCTCATCTTCAGTTTTTTCGGAAGTTAAGAATGGTTTATGCCACTTTGACTCCCATTTTGAAATAGAGATGAGAGAGTGCTCCAGTGATAATACTATCTCTTTTTTAAACGAGAACTCGGCTCTTTCTTCGTCGTATAATTCGACTTCTGGAATAGTTATTTGAAGCACTCTCTAACATCCCTCCTTACTTAGATACAGGATTAAGCTTCTGATCCTTAAGTACGCTAGCACATACGCTATTGACGAACTCGGCCGCCGCGTCTGCATCAGAAACTAGCTCCATAACAAGCTCCGAGTATGCCTCAGTCTGAGAGAACTCGGTTGCCTTTTCCTCAGACTTGATGAACCTACGACCGTCCTGAGACTTCTCGCCGTAAGCCTTAAGAATAAGATCCTTGAAGAGCTTGAACAACTTAGTGTTGTCTTTCTCCTTCTGGATACGCTCGATATACTGCTCCATTCCGCCGATCTCAGAGTTATCAAACTCCAGAATCTCAGCTTTTGTGAAATTGAAATAGTAATCGTCCTTAATCTTATTGCCATCAAAGTCAGTGCACTCAATAGTCTTCTTGTACATGAGTTAACTCCTTATCAATTTAATAGCTTATCTTAACCGTGAATTGGTGTGCCTGGTGTACCGCCGACAAGAGTGACAATCTCGTCAGGAAGTGGAAGAATAGGATCTGTGGTCTCAGTACCATAGAGCTTATCCTCGATCTTCTTAAGATTCTCTTTGCTAACCTTACGAGAATCGATAGTCAGAGTTGAGGTTGGCTTAATGCCCTTAACGTTAACTGGTGTGGTCTCAACACTCCAAGAGAAAGTAATTGCAGATGGAGAATTGTTAACAGTCTCGTAGTTACGAGAAGATGGAGCTGCTGTAGCGCCATAAACAAGGTGAATGTAATAACCATCGTCGGAAGTTGTACCAGTATCGTTACCAATATTAGTACGATAAGAGAAGCCAAATGCCTTACGAGTCTGCTGACCGGCCTTGATGCCCTTTGCTACCTCAACAGAGCCATCGCACTCGCCAAACTCATCAGGATAAGTATAAGCCTCAATGGTTGCCTTGAAAGACTCAGCAGAACGAAGAGAAGCATACTTAATATTGTCCGCATAAAGGTTATTTGCAGCAGCACCCTCAGGAGCCTCGGTAACCTTAGTCAGACCGTTCCAAGCAACGCCCTTAGGATAATTGCCGGTATCACCCTGAACATAGAGAACACCGCGATCGCAGCCATTCTCAAACCAACGAGAACCAGTCTCGTCCCAACTAATTTGTTTACCCATCTATAATGTCCAATCTAATTGTAAATAGTAAATACGTCATGATTCAGGCCATCGGCAACATAGTGACGATCATAAGTAGCGTACTTAAAATCTAGAAGTCTGTCGATTACTGGATGTAAAGGAGACTTACTAATCACTTTAACCGAATATCTGAAATTACGTCTGTATGGCTCGTTATCGGCATTCCTATTTTCAATACCGCTAGGTTCATAAACCATACATGGATACTCTAGTTTTATGTTTGATGGCGGTTGAAAGTAGGTTTTTCCAGTTAGGAATGTCCCATCCCAAACAAATTCCAACTTTTGATGGAAGTCGAGTCTATTGTCCGTAAGAGTTTGCATTGTACCTACCTCCAATCGACAAAATCATTCTTGGCGGCTCAACAGTAACAGAAGTGATCTTCCATTTGCAACCAGCATACTCGACATAACGAATATTCATGAAATTATCGTTAATAAATGCATCGGCAATAATGCTGATTTGATTTTGAAGAGTAATGTTATCTACAGGAGCGCCCCCATCAGATCGTCTATAGATCTTTTGAAGATCGCCCCTGTAGCGTATTTCAGAAATTACTTCTTCATAAATTCCTGGTTGAGTTTCTTCTGTTGTTGCAAAACCAATATTGCCATAAAACTTTCCCATTTTGAATTTCTCCTATCTTCTATAGATAAGAGAACTCATCCATAGAAATACTAAGCCTCGAGAGTCATCTCAACAGAGATAGCAGAGTATGGCTTAACAAGAGCACCAGAGCAACGAGTCTCAATGAGGTACTTCTGAGCATTGTAGTCAATGTCGAAGTCGTCAAACAGAGTTACAGCGCCACCGTTGTCAGCGCCAACATTGTAGTCCTTGAGGTTTACAATGATACCCTGAAGCTGATAGCGCTTAGAATCGGAACCGACACGAGTCTTGTTCTCAAGAACAGGAACGGTAACGATCTTAGAAACGCGCAGCTTCTGAGCAAGCTTCTCTGGAGACTCATAAATGTCACGACCAGTAGAATCGGTAATAAGAAGCATGCCAGTGAGAACATCTTCGGTGGTGTAGAATACTGGGTTACCAGAACCGCGATAATTCTTACGAGCCTTGATGATTGCCTTGATCATCTTGCCGTATACCTTGTTCTCATCATCCTTCTCAGCAGACTTGACTGCTACAGCAACGTTAGTGGTGTAGAGATTCTGGTCCTGCCAAATTGGGCGGATGTGATCATGAGAGATGTGATCGTCATCGGTTGAAGTACGACCGTCACCGCAAAGAATAGCACCAGCAAGCTCCTCGTCGAGCATCATGCGCATTTCCTTCTTGAGCCAAGCAACAACATCGAAAGAAGTAATATCGACCATATTGTCACGGTCCATCTTCTGCTTCTTATAGATGGTCTGTGGATCAGTTGTACGCTTCAGAAGCTTGAATACCTCTTCCTTCTTCTCCTTACCAGTGATGTAACCCTTAGCCCTTGCCTCATCCTCAGTGATGTTTGCAAAGATAGACTTAACGCGGGAGAAAGGAGTACGAGAAACGCCGTTCATAACGTCCTCGACCCAGTCCATCTTGCGGGAAATAAACTCTGGCTCTGCGCCGATGGTCTTAGCATCTGGGAACAGGAAACCAACATCAGTGATGCTGTGCTGAAGAGCGTCACCAAGAGTGATGTCCTCCATACCATGCTGGAGTGCAGACTCCTTTAGGGAGCCATAACGCTTTGCGTCGCGCAGTACCTCTTCCATATCCTCGGCAGAGTGTGCGAGGTAATCACCCTCAGCATCGAACAAATTATGCTTCATATCTTCATCCTCTACATCTTCCTCGCCTGTAGCCTCACCCTGCTGTGCTGCCATACCTACGAGATAATACAATACATCCTTCTGCTCGTCAGTCATCTCATCGATAACGTCCTGAATGGTCTTGTCGCCCTGTACTGGAGCCTGACCCTGTGGAGCCTGTGCATTCTGTGGATCCATGTTTTGTGTCCTTTCGTCAACACTTCCATTTTGATTATCTTCAACTACTTCAGGATCAGTCTCATCTGTATCTTCATCCTTTTTTGTAGCTGCATGATACAATTCGATATCAGTATCTGTATAGATTACTGCTTCTTCTGAACCGTCATCGCTGTGAGCAATAACAGTATCGATCATTGCGCCGGGATTTGCCCCAGCAAGAACCAAGCTAACTTCCCTAATAACACCGTGCATTACATTAGAGCCGTTCTGCTTTAGCTTGTTAGCGTAAATTGATAGTTGCTTAATGTCGCCGTTCTGGACAGCTTCTTTTGCCATCTTACCAGACTCAGTGTTGTTGAACACTGCATAGGTGTAAACACCCTCTGGTCGATTCTCTAGGATAGCATGTCCAAGAACATTCTCGACACCATTGTGCTGATGCTGCCAGACCAACGGCACTTGTTTACCGTCGCAATCTTTAAACGCTCCAGAACGAATGACTCGCCCGTCAGAACATTTAAGATCATTCCTGGTAGCCCAACCAGAAAAATCATAGTTCATAGAATCTTCTTCCCTAAATATTGCCCATCACCTTATTGTATCCAATGGACATTGCCATGCCAGCCGCCGCTCCGATTAAAGCTCTTCTTACATAAACTCTAGCTGCTGCGTTAACGACACTCCTGCCCTTTGCTCTATGCTGATAGTATCTACCTTGATCGCTTTTCCAATATCCGCCAGCAAAAGCAAGAGCACGTCCTCCAAGATTCTTCATTCGTGCATCTCTAGCATGAATATATTCTTCTGATTGTTTACTTAGGACTCCAGCTTTAGCTTTATTTTTTGCTACGGTCCAATTATTCTTAATGTCTAGGTTATGCTGACTTGCAACTGTACGCCTAATACCCCACTTACCAGGCATGATAGATCGTCTTACCGTCGTTCGTCTAACGCCCCACTTCATGCCTTTTGTACCATGATGCATTAGGTATGAATTGTAAGTCTGTTCAAAATTAGAATACATTAATGCTTACCTCCATTCTTATACTTATAAGTCATTGACGTTAATCCGCCCCAAACATCGTCTTCGTCAGATATTCTTTTATTCTTTTTAAATCCAATTTTTTCATATATGTGTCTTGCATCTGGACTGATCCCAGGTACTTCCAAAGTAACTTTAGAAACACCCAACTCGGATCCTTTCTTCAAAACATCATTCATAACTGCTTGGACTATTTTTTGACCTTTGTATTTCTTATTTACTGTTATCCATATAACATTTAGTTCTTTAGCGCTAATTTTGTCAAGTTGCAAATCACCAACAATCTTCTTTCCAACTTTTATGCTGTATCCATAATAAGACTGTTGTTGTTTCTTGATTTTTTGGCGATATCTTTCCTAAAGCTCTAGCTATTATAGATGGATCTTTACGGACCAAATCAACGTCCAAGCCGTTTTTAGTTTTTACATGTCTTGTCTCGGTTGCTTTACGCCGGACGCCCCACTTCATTCCTTTGATTCCAGAATGATATAAAGAAGTATAGAGATCATTGTAGTTGCTATACATTACAGAGTATCAACGGTTTCAGAATTCTTAAAATCGGAAGAGGACTTAGCCATCAGTGCGCCAATAAATACGTTTACGGCAGCAACAATGCCAGTTACCACTTCTGGATATGGTAGACCAGTAAGTCCATTGGAAATAAGAACTCCATTAATTGCAATGTAAAGAGTAATAAATGCCGGAATAAAAATACGGCATACCCACTGAAGAGTATCATAAGCTTTATTTGATAGTTTCATTATTTTCCTTTCTGACCATAACTAATAGTTCCTTTTAGTGGATGATATTTCATATTAGATTCGTCGAGGCTGTGACCATATCTCGCTTGTAAGCGTTTTTGCTCATTTTTTAGACTGATTGATTGTCCGGCGTAAGCGCCAGCCGTCGCCATGGCAAGCCCAGAACTTGTAATTAATGCCTCGCCAGCCTTCGCGATAGTACTGTTATATGAGGTTGTCATTAATGCCCCAATAGGTATAGTGATTGCCGCAGCTATAAGTGCATTTGCGGCATACCAGTTTGCCTCTTTTCTCTGTTTATATAATTTTAGTAGTTTATCTTGTTGCTTTTTCTTTTTATCGTCACTAATATTTACTTTTTTATTTTCAAATTTATTTAATTGTTTTTTTT